AAATTCTATCATCCCATTCATATCCATCGCAAGGTGCGTGCATACGACCGAATCGGTCTATAGTAGGAGAAAGGTCATGGTTTGCGGTTGCTGCTTTGTCCATAATACGCTTTTGGACTTTAGCATAATTTTCGTGGGATTGTGCTACGTATTCTTTAATGAGGTTCACTAATTCATTCATAATATAAACTCCCTTCACTTAACTTTCACAAGTATAAAGAAGGAAGGGGCCATAATCAAGCCCCTTTTTTAAGATTTTTTAAAACTCTAGATTTTCTAAGTCTAAATCGTCTGTATCGTCTTCGATTGCTCCGATGTTATAGTTGCTTAACTGTAACTCTTGAGCCGCCGTTTGTACGACACTGGTGTCGATATATTCCAGCATATAAGGTAAAGGCAATTCTTTAACAATCTGGAAGTCGAATTGAATACCAAACGCCTGATAGATTGGATATGCTAGGTAGTAGATATATTCCTTTAACAGGATTGCATTCAACCCTACAACCTGGCGACCTTCACTAAACAGGTAATCGGTCCAAGATGTTTCTTGCTCAATGATAGAATCAAGAATCTTCTTAATGTAAGGGCGCAACTCTTCGAATGCTTCCTTCCACTCAGGGTCTTTTAATAGGTTAACTAATACCGCATAGTCCATACGGGCATGAAGAATCTCATCACGACAAATCAACCCAACCAGTTTACAGATGCCTTGGTATAGGTCTGTTTCACCAATAGCAAATGTCACCGCAAAGCTACCCATGAAAGAGATTGCTTCAAGCCCCATTAAGGCGAACATGGTCTTAATCAACTCGCGAATCATGACTTTTCTAGGTGTATCAACCGGCATATTGTAGATTGAATTAAACGTGTCTACGATCACTTCTGAGCGTTTCAATACCCGAGTATTAACGTAGGTATCATGCAGCATTTGCGTTGGATTTACAAACGTCTGTTTAATGATATGTGAGTATGTACGGGCATGTATAACTTCAAACAGTGCCTGTGCTTGGAACATTCCCTCCGCTTCGCTATTGGTACAATGACGAATCAGAATAGACGTGATTGACTTAGCAGCGGCACTATCAACTAAATGCTGCCAACTAATGGTTTTAACCATCAAGTCAGTAACTTCTTTAGGGGCATAGAGCATATCCATTTTGTCTTGGGTTAGATCTATTTCGAATTCTGACCAAATTTGAGACATTTGAATATTATAAAGTTTCTCGAGCTCAGGATAATTCACGTGAACGGTGTCAAATAACCCCAAGTCATCGCCTAAGAAAATAGGATACTTTCCAGTTTCATGGCCTTTGTTGTTTGGATTGAATACACTCATTTAAAACTCCAATAGAGGGGCCGGGGCCCCTTGATTATAACTTACAACTTGAACAACCATCATCTTCCTGAATTTCTTCTGGAACGATTTGATCCTGTATGGTGCCACCATTAGAATCTTTGGTATTCAGGTAATATCTTGTTTTGTTGCCTAACTTGGCGTGAATGACCCACTCTTTAATCAGTTGTGACATTGGAACTTTACCACCTTCAAAGCGTAAAGGCACAACATAGAAGTCACAGCTAATAGCCTGGTCAGTAAAGTCTTGAACGCGAGCATAATACTTGGACAATGTAATATTGTCAATATCCCATGCTGGTTTATGTTTGCCTTCAACAAACGATTGACAAATAAACTGAACCTTACCTTTACGTGATGCCTTAGTAACAATCTTAGAACGCACTGGGTACAAACCATTAGGTGAACCTGATAATGAACTTGAGCTGTTATGACTAATACAACCATTACTCAAAGGATAACATTCCGACTCTTTGACAGTAAAATCCCACGTATGTTCAAGCCCACACTCTTTAATAGATTTGATTCTCATTTTGACTCCTTAAATTTTTCTAAAAGTTCTTCTATCGTGATATCACAGTTCGCTCTTTTTGAGCAGTTTTCACTCGCTGGAATTATTCTTAGATTGTGAATTGATCCTATAACTTGAGGATTTATTCCATTTTTAAACCCCTCTCTGATAGAGTATATATGATCTAAGTGATAATCTCTACCTCTTAGATCGTAATTATCAAGTAATGATAAATCGTTTAAATTTGTATAGAGCCAGACTAATTGATAATACTTGTCTCTTTCATTTAAAGATTCGTCATACTCTTGTATTTTATTTTTAATTATTTCAAGTGCGTATTTACAGAAATCTAAGGTAGGCATTGATTTAATGTCTAATAGCACTCTTAGTTCTGACCAATCTTTATTATAACAGTGTTTAGCAAATCTTAAAATATTCGATGCGTCAATTAAATTAAAATGTTTCAATAAAGTCGAATAAGTTAATTTGTTTATTTTTCTTTTGTTGATATCTTGAATAATCAACCTAGCATCATATTCAGAGTATCCCCTTGATAAGTAATACTCTATATGTACACCCGCGTTCATTTTTTGGTGTTTTGATACCATTTCAATAGCCTGATCTTTACTATACCCTCTTTTCGTGTAATATCCAACGGTCCTTTTGCTTGTTATTGATTGTTCTTTTAAGAAACTTTCATATTCAGATACTGCCCTATCGTAATCGCCTTTATATTTCTCTAAATAATAATCTATTCTATATCTCTTTGAACAGTCAAGTGCAAACTTTTGGTATACCTTTAACCCCTTTTCTGCCCCATGCCTCTTAATGAATTTTTCTTTTGATGTTGCTTTGTCTGATTTGAACTTTTCCACCTTAGCAACCGCCTCATCATAGGTTACGTTATCTCTTTCCATTACCCATTCGACGTCGTAGGGAGATTTTCTTTTATTCGATTGAGATTTTCTATAATCTTCATACCCGTCTGGATTATAGATTCGCATTTTGTTGTGGCTATTTGTCATACCTTTGGTTTTTAGAAATTTCTCTGTTGTAAAATGCCGATGGTACGTTTTTGCGTGTCTTAAATAACGACCTCTTTCTTTTGGATTAAATTTCAAATATTCAAAAAGTTCATAGTCAAAAGTCAAAGTAATATTGACATCATTGCCTTTTAACCATTCGTCCCATTTTTCGACTTTGTTATCGTTAAAAAGAATTTCCGTGAGTTGTTTCTTTTTCATATATGCCTCAAATGCCGTTAAAACATTTATTTATAAAAATATCAGTTTTAACGGCATATAAGGTATTACATAGAGACTATGTCATCCATTGGAGTTAAATCTTTAACAAAAATATACTCATTTTGACCATTTCTATTCACTAGAAGTCGATGATTAGCGGTAAATTTATAGGTATTCCCATCCTCAAACTCAATTTCGTATACTTTAGCCAGTCCGTTGTAGTAAACTTCATCACACTTACCTGTTGGAAATTCAATTTCAGGTATTTTAAACCGTTGCCCCTGCGCCATTGACGAATTTTCTATTCCGTCGACGTCTAGTTTAGATTCTATCAATATCTGACCTAGACTTTTCACGGTGCCATCCGCCAATAAAACTTCATTGGTTTTGACTTGACATTCAGTTGGCATGTGCGCGGAAAGCACCGAATGTTTCCGTTTATGTCCACGTAGGCTTTCCCAATCCAATTCTGTTACACTCTTATTGATACTGCTATCAATAGGCAGCCAGTCCTCTTTAATCCCTTCTACGTATGTCCTATCGCGTTTGGCTAGTTTTTGTGAAGCCTTCAATAAGTGGAAGTAATGGTGTTCAGCAATCTTTTGAACTAAATTTAATGACTCTTCTGAACCATCGTAGTCCATACCTTCATTATATAACCGTTCGGCTAATCCGGTAATACCAATACCTACAGATCTACGTTGTTGAATCCAGTATGCCATTGAATCCGACATCATAGGAGCACGGTCGATCATAATGTCAACGGCTTCTAGGCCCAATTCGGCAATTTCGGCATACTCTTCGAACGTGATACGAGAAACGTTAAATGCACTTAATGAACAGAAGGCAGTTTCACCTACTGACTTTTCACCGTACAGGTCTTTCATATCAACATAGGCTTTAGTCGGAAGAGCAATTTCAAGGCACAGGTTCGACTCTCTAATTAAATCTTTAAAAGGTGTATGAGTATTCATACGAGTCATATTGATATCGTAAAAACGACCTGTCTCGGCACGAACGGTTAAGAATGTTTTCAACAACTCTAACGCATCAATCTTCTTATGAGGAACACCTTTTGCTAATAATTCTTGAACCTTAGCATTGTATTCTTCTGCAGATGCCTTATGAAAAACTCCATCGTACAATTCAGGTGCATGAAGCAAACTGAACAGGTACCATGGTTGTTTCTTAACAACTGCTTCAACGAATGCATCATTATAACCAAAGCTATAATCCAGTTTGTCAATACGAGTCTCTAGGTCAATACGCTGAGATTTCCATAACAGAATTTTTTCAATCTCTGGATCAATACAAAGCACAGTCACAGTAGCATTACCGCCACGGGTGATTTGTGTCATCGTTTTAACTTCACGGTCAGTAGTCTTGAAAATAGGCCATTTACCTAAATGCTTGACTCGACCACCCTTAACAGGATCGTCAATAGAACGAGTGGTGAACTCGATGCCAATGCCTGCCTTTTTAGATGTCATTTCATACGCAATATGGTTAGCAACACCAATTGATTTAACAGTATCACCACCGCTAATAACACAGCAAGAGATTGTGTCCCAGTCACCGTTGCGTAGGCCGTTTAATGCAGGTGTAGGTAGGTTGATTTTACCCAATACTAAGGCTCGTGCAAATTTCAATGCTTTGATGTTATCACCGAACAGGGCTAATGCAATACCCATGAAACCTAAATGAGGAGTTTCTACCACATTGTCCTCAATTTTCATAGCATATTTGTCATTCCATTGCTTCACTTGCCAGTATTCCAAACGAGTTTCTTTAATCTCGTTGTACCACTTTTCCCATCTTGGGTTATAGGCGGGAATTGAAGAACTATCCCATACACCGAAGTCTTCGTATGCTTCCATAATATCTTGGAATGATGCGGAATCATCAAGTCCAAAGATATAGCGCATATTTTTACGAATGGTAGCAAACTCTAAACGGGAGGCAACACGGCTATACTCAAGAGACTTTTTATCCACACAGACATCAATCATTGTTTGGTGGATGTCTTCAGTCTTACATGGGTTGGTAAGACGTTTAAAAGTCTGTAATGCAATATCCGACCAATTACCACCTACCTCTGACGCATACTTGGCCCACTTATTCAACTTGTCAGGGTTGAAAGGCTCGACCGTACCGTCACGTTTAATTACTTCTGTTATCATTTCTACCTCTAAGAATTAGCCATTCAGTTGAGAATGGACACCGTTGACATATAATTGTGGAATACCACGGAAACCTTGCTCTAATAGAAACCCACGCGCTTCTTCATTTTCGCGAACGTTAACTTCGGTGAATTGAATACCCTTGGCAGTTAATGAATTCTTCAAGGTGGTACAATTAGGACAACCAGGGCCGCTGAAAACGACATAACCTTGATCTGGAACTTTATATGACATTTTACGTCTCCTTAAGAGTTTTGAGTTTATTGTAAGCACACCGCAATACCTTACCTACATGATATTGTAGGTTAGCATCGGCTATGATTGCATTGGCAGAATAGTCGGTACTAGGATTTAATTTATAACCCCAATCCGAGCAACATTTTTCAGTGAAAGAAATGACCGACTTAGAATCGGTCATTTTAGAAATCAATCTACACGCTTGTGTTTCATTCACAATCAATTTCCTTGTAATTGGGCCAAGTACCGTCTAGCACGTTTTGGCAGTAATGACTCATTTCATTAACCTCATCTTGGTGAGTTAAGGTTAGACCAACGAATAACATTACGATTAATGCTACGACTGTTAAATTCTTTTTAGTTTCTGTTTTCATGATATATTCCTTAGTCCAAGTTCACAGTTCTAAGTGTAACGGACTAGGCTATGGATGTCAACGTTTGATTTCGCAGATTTTCTCTTTCAAGTCCTTGCGATAGAAACATAAGGTTCTATTGGTTTCATTTATATAACGTCGAATGTCTTCCAAGAAGATTCTAAACTCAAGTGATTGGTCATAAGATAAACCAATTACCACATCCTGATTTTCTTGAACCACAACCTTCCAATCAAAGGTATATGGTTTGACTGACGTAGGCCACTCTGGGTGGATTAGGGTTTCTTTTTGTGGTGGTATTTCGATGTCGTTTGTTTTGCATCCTACCATCAATAGACAAGCAAGAGCAATCATAGACGCTTTTAATTTGTACATCTTGTTTCGTCTCCTGTTTCGCAGCTGATGGATTTACCGAACTGGTCAAACGATCTTTGAATTTGTCTTTGTACAAGCGTAGGTTTAGCGGCAACTACACTCTGTCTTCCTTTAAAATTGTCTAATTCGGTTTTTACTTTATTGAAATCCTGCTGCACTTGTCGTTTTTCTGCTTGAAGTTGAGTATGTCGTTTTTGCTCATTAGCAATTTGTTCGCTTAATATTAGCAAGGATGATTGCAGCGCGTTAATCTGAGTTTGTTGTAATACGTTTTCTTCTACCTTTTGTTTATATAGGTATCCTACAGACAACAGAGCAACGAAAAGAATTATGCCTATCCATGCAGTAACAGATCCCAATAGCATTTTAATTTTAGTTAGCATGGATATCAACCTCTTATCGTTTAATATAGGTCATAACACCTGTTTGGCTATCTGTAACCAACAACTTGCTTGCCTTATAATAATTCTTCTGTACGAAAGAACGCAACTTCTCATCTTCAATCATTCCGGACCAACGTGAGTGTGGTTTCTTGCCAAACTTGCACTTGGTGTAGGTATCAGAATCTACCTCTATACAATCCATACCAGCAAACTTGCTAACCTTGAACAGAGGAGGGCTATCAGGGTTGGCAACACCATCAGTCGTAACAGTAGGAGCAGCAGTATCTTCTTTGAACATTTTCCATGCAGTAGAATATAACACTTCTTCCCACTCATCGCCGTAACGGTCTTTGAATGCTTGTTTGTTTGCCATAATCCATTCTTCGGCTTTTTTGCCAGGTGGAGCAACTTCCACCAAAAATTCAGTTAAGGTTTTCATTTTTAGTAAACTCCACTTTAAAATCTGTGAGTGTTGATGTTTCTTTTTCTATTTTAAAACCGTATGAGTCCAACAACGATACAAAGGATTTGCTTGATACCAGTCGACGATATAACGACGCTAACTTATACTCACCTAAGAAAAAGAATTTGTCCATTTGTTTAATTTTAGGTAGAGCAGTGTACATAACCTTTTGTAAAACGTCAGCTGCATCAACTGAAGAAACGAATTTCTTTGACTTATCCCATGATGCACTACTATAAACATCCTCTGATGATTTGATTGAGGATGTCTTGGGATATGTTCTAAAAATGATATTATTATCTTTGGTTATATCAACTACAACATATCTGTCTTGAATTGTGAAGATTGTTGATGTTAGAGCAAAACCTATATAGGTAGTGTTCTCCCACTTCTTATTATCAAAGTCAGGAAAATTCGTACCATAAGAAGTTTCTTTCGGTTTTAATGCTTCTTCTATTTGCTGTTCAATTAAGAACCGCTTCAGTGTTTTCATGATCGATATTCTTCCATCAACTTGATTAATATTTTTGAATCGAACTTACCATTACCTAATAAAGGCAGTGATAGATACAATAGAATAGCATTCATAGTTTCATATTGTTCTTCTAATACACGAAATTCTAATATCTTAGAAGCGGCATGATGTTCAAAGACGTTGAAGGCGCTGATCGTCGTATTAACGATCAGCTTAAGATTGTCGTTGCCCTTCCCTGAGTCAAACGACGTCAACAATTTCCTTATCACTTGGAACTTGAATAAATCTGATTCGAATTCCTCTTCTGTTAGACAGAAAGGATTGTCATAATATTTCGCGGCATAAACGTTCAAGTTCTTTTTAGTGATTTGCATGAAAGTACCATCAATTCCTTTAGATTACTTTATTTAGTTTTTACCTCTAGTCCAACCATCATCCAAGAAAGATTGCAACTCACTCATTTTTACAAGTTTCTTTTGGTCGCCTTTATTAATCCAAGTCTTTTTGTTAGGGTCAACTTCTTCTAGAATTGAATCTACCATGTTCGCAGGAACATCATTAGCCGTAGTATCAACTTCATCATCGGCTTTAACTGGATCAATCACAGAAGGTTCTAAATCAACAGGAACAGGATCAATTACACCTTGAACGACCACAGAGTCAACAGTGACTTCTTCTTTAGTTTCGGTAATGCCTGTGATTTCTACATTCTTAACACCAAAGTATTCGGCCAATTTAGTTGAAAGGTTTCTAACTGAAACAAGCAATTCGCCTGTTTCTTTTACCACCCAACCTTTCTCAGTTGCTACAACTTCTTTTTTGTGAGTAGGTTTACGTAACCAACTAGGAATTCTTTCTGACATATCATTTCTCTCTGTTAGGAAAATAAAAAAGGAGCATTTCTGCTCCTTTTGTTTATATGTCAAATTTTAGCTCTACAATTATCAAAATGATGTTTTTTTGCTACGTTTATTGAAATTAAGCGATTGCAATGTGGGCATAAGGTCTTTGGACGATTGGTAATGTAATTATCATATTTCTTCTCCTTTTTTGGGGCTTTTCCTAGTTTCCAATGATCTGGTTGTTTTCCTATTGTATATCTTCTATATACTAGCGTGTCGGGATCATGATAATAAGCAGATCCGTGACCTAAGACCCAACCATCGGGTATTTGAGTCTCATCATATATCCTTTTCCGTTCAAACGTTAAAGGGTTATAACAAAATTTAGATTTGTTATATGTTGTCCATCCTTCAGGTTGTCTGTTTTCTGCGAACCTTTTAAATTTTTGTGTATTCGGGTTATAATACCAAGAACCACAAAAATTTTCTAGTGAATTTTTTAGTCTACCCAAATTATGAGAAGGGGAAAGTTCGGAAGGGTAAACCATAAACTCATTTTTACCGTCATTTACCCATATTCGATCTTTGGATTTATTTGTTGGGTTCCCTCTAACCCAACCTAAAGGTATATTTTCTGTTTCGCACATTTTGTATGTGTCAGGGTCTTCGGTTGAATGTACCCATACCATACCCAAAGACCCTCTGGTCTTTCTGTTTGGTCCTATTGATTTGTTGTACCCGTCCGGAATATCTTCCCACTCATAGAATCTTTTCAATGTTTCTGTGTCGTTGTTCCAATAGTAGTGTTTTCCTGTAGATGCAGACACCTCATTTGGAAGAATGTCGTCTCTATGAGTTCTTCGAATTTTCTTGGTATCTAAATTTATAACAGTGATTATATTCATTTGATTTTCGGAGTTTATCTTTCTAGCTTTTTCAAAATCTCTTGAAGATATTAGATCTTTTTTACTATTACTTAATATTACATAAGCAGCTGATATTTTCTGGTTTTGTTTGCATGCACAATATAGAATTTTATGTGCTATGAAATGTTCTCTTGGTGTTAATACTGATTTGTTAGTGGGATATAAAGCGAATGACTTGTATTCAGGAAATATACTTTTTAGAAGTATATGGTGAGACTCCAGCCCTTTAGATTTTTTCTTTTTATTTAATTTGGTTACAAATGATATGTATCTATTTAGATAATGAAGATTAATTTCTGGAATTTTTGATTTATATTCTGCTACAAAATCCAACATAACGTGCACTCCTATAAAAATTTTATTTATAAGAATGCACGTTTGTGCTTTAATCTACTAATTGTCGAACTGGTCAGTAACGTCTTCTAACACAGTATATCCGCTACATCTTGCCTTACTATTATTATAGTCTTTAGGTATAGCCGCTACATCTTTAGGGTTTACCCTTACTTTAACTATTCTATCACTTGACGAGTTACTGCCATAGAACTTCATGTAATGTTTTGCTGCAAAATGCAAACCATAACTACAGGTACGGTCACTATCCTCGTCAACCATATTGCGCGGAACACTCAATACGTCACCTGGAGCATTTCGCATGGTGTTAGAGTGAATGTCCATATAATCTTCACGGACTTTCTTATAACCAATGAAGTCACCATCTTCGGTAATTTCAATACAGCTATGTTCGATAAAACCAAACAGTTCTTTGGTTGCCCGATAACTTGGGTTCTGCATTAGTTTTGCTAGGAAGTTTAGTAAAGGTTTAACTGCGTCTTTACCACTCTTTGCAACGCCTTCCATAACACGAGTCACAATGGAACCACCCACTTCCATCTTATTGGTAGGGGAATAGTTCCAGTAAATCTTATTCGCCTTTACATCAACTTCGATTTGGCCTTCGGTAAAAGACTTAACTGCTTCTGCAGGTTTTGCTAAGTGATATGCTTGGGCTAGTGATTCCTGGCTTAAACCCGAGCTCTTAATAGAGTCAAAGATTTGTTGGAACAATGGATTGCCACTATCAACCACCACGGAATCAACAACAGATTCATTTACCAGTTTGGTTAGACTAATTGACTTACGAGTAGCAATAACGCGGTACTCAACGTCTTCTTCAACTTCAACGACTTCTTCATCGTCCTCGACTTCCTGTTCCGGTAAATAATCTTCGCCGGTCAGTTTGGTCAAGGCAGAGTCAGTGAAGCTTTGCTTGGGTTGCTGTGTTTGGGTTGATGTAGATTCAGCCTTAGCCTTTTCAATCCAACGACTAATGGTCCGTGGCGATACGCCATACTGACGGGCTAGATCTGTCTTGGTCATACCGAAGGTTAAGAAATCTGCATACGCTAACTGATATTGTTCTTTACTCATAATGTTTCTCCTAAAAAGAATAAGGGTGAATTTCACTTCACCCTAGAATGTTAAACGGTTTCTTTTGACTTGTCAACTAATTCTATGTAACGGTCTAACTCGTCTTTTGGTGTTGTAGAGCACAACCATTCTAATAGCGGGTAATCTAATTTCAAACGATCTTTTATGAGGTCAATCGTGTCTTTAATATCATTGATTTTTTGCTTAACGATGCTACCAAGGGCATTCCTTTTAAAGTAAAAATCAATATCAACTCCATACAACCCTTCATGGATTTCTCTGTATTCTGCCACTTCGGGATGAATTCCAATGACTTCATCATAGATACGATCTTTTAGAACGTGTTCACCAAACAACGATGTCATGAAATAGTAACCAACTTCTTCTTTTAAATAATATTTCTTAATCATTACATCATTTAGAACCGTTCGGTTTTTGAACATTGTTTCCACTTCAGCGTTAACCGATTGAAACGCCTTAAAAGCATATTTGACTTGTGATGGGGTCACTACAATAGCAATATCGATGTTATAAGATATCAGGTAGAAATCTCTGGTATACACAATACCATTACCACTGTCGTTATCATTCCAAGGTAGAGTGAGATGTCCTCTAGAATCTTCAAGAATTAGGACTCGTTTACCAACCAAATCTGCAGGATCTACCAATACACCACAATCTTTACTGATATAAGGCCCGTCAACCGTCAACGTATATTTCGTTCTAAACAGGTTGAGGGGTTTGCGGGTGGTGACACCCGGAACATCGCCTAATGCTTCTTTTCTTGCTAGAGCGGCCAGTCGCCGTTGTTCTTTAATGCGAGCCTTGCGCTCGTCGACCGCTGTTTGAGCATCAATAAACTCAACATTTCCAAAGATAGATGTCAACTCATCTTTCGTTGTTTGTGAAATGTCACGATATAGTAGCATTGTGGCACGAGCTTGTTTTGATTTTGCGTGTTCTTTCATTGCCGCGAACACACCATCAACATTACCTGTATAGAACACGAATTTAGAATATTTGTTGAGTTTGGCGAAATACATTCCCCAAGAGCCTAGTCGAACTTCTCGTATAGTAGAGGAAAGGTTGTTTTGTGCCCCGTAGAAGTTATGCCAAATTAGATCTTCAACATTTTCCTGTTCTTTTACAACAGACCCATCTTCCTGGACCGCGTCGATTTCCATTAGCTCATATTTCAGTGTATCTAGAATGGCTTGGCCCCAATTAGAATCTCTCCACTTGGCTAAAGAAATGCCTTTGAACGTGAAAAGATCATACGCCCAAGAACCAATTTCTCTTTCTACATAATCACACGCATCGACAACCGAAATGGCACCACTGTCGACATAGGTTTGAACAGATGCCGTCATGTCTTTTATACATTCTTTCACTTTGTTCACGAATACTTCTCTAGTTTCGTCGTCAAATGAAATTGTTTCGCGTGATACGGCAACGTCCAAATCACCAATATCAAAGCGAATAATGAGGTTTTGGTTTTCGAAGAATTTCTTTTCACTTAAGGTAAGCTCTTCCTCAAAGGTTTCTCGAACACGACTAACAATGTAAGCCACATTACCCATCACGGCTGTAATTTGGTTAGAGTTATATCTGTTACCAGAAGTGGTATATCGCTTCCCTTCTAATGACTCAAAAGACCCACGGCTAATATCAAGGTCGATATTCATCTCAGGTAATACAGTAAACCATTGATATACTTTACGAGCATCTTCCTTAAACTGATAAAAGTCTGCCTTTCTTACAGGCAAAGAAATCTTAACACCATTGCCTTCTGTTGTTGGCTTCTCAGACATTAAGGAAACCGAAGGTTCACCTGAAGCATTGATGAACGCATTGTAATGCAACTCAACACCATCTTTACGTGAACGAATGTTGAATGTATCGGTATAGGCAAAAGGAGTTTTAGAACCCAAACCTAATGCACCGATTACATCATTAGAATTTGTTTTAGTGGAAGTGAAGTAGCTAGTGTAGATTGACTCGACATCGTCTTTACTCAACCCTACGCCAAAATCTTCTACCGAGAATTCTGGTTCCCATTCATTTGGAAAGTGAATGGAAAACGGCTTTTCTGGACAACCTGCCATAACGTGACTGTCGTACGCATTACATGACAGTTCACGAACGATTGCTTCAATTTTACGGGAATACAAGGAATCCGATAGGATTCGGAATGCTTTGGCGGTTGCATTAATTGTAAATTTTCTTTCATTATTAGTGTTTGAAAGAACTTCAATATCTTCATGGCGTAACTTCATTACATTTCACTCCTGTTTCATAAGTCGAAGTTAGAATATACGGTTTCGTTTAAATTGTCAACGTCTCATTCTAGCAACGTCAATGGCGGCTTCTTTAGAAATGATAGGCTGATAACAAGACTTGTGTATTAATGCGACACCTCTTACTAGATCGCCTGTATACAATTGTGGCTCATTCTTTGTTGTTAAGCATACGTTGGTATTAACTCTGTTAACGGTGCGCTTAGAATCGCGCCAGCTTGGAATTTTAGGCGGTTCGTATGTTGTTTGTAAGGTACTTCTTTTACTAGCACCATCAAAACGACTCCGAAGAGTCGTTTTCAGTTCCTTTTCGATACTCATTTCTCTAATTCCACCACAGGACAGATCTTAGATTTGAATGATCTGTACCAGCTATAGAAAATTGACGGTTCTTTCTTTGGTTTATCTTGCACCAAAGATTTCATGGGTTTATTCTTTTTCCAATTATACAACCATGCCACAGAAATAAACCGTTGAAGGTACTTAGGAACCAATGAGTCAGTAAACTCTTGTAGAGTGATATAGTCGTCAGTGATACGTTTTAGTTCATAAAAGAACCATTTGAATGATGCTACGATACCAAGAACGAAAAGAGATCCTAGAATCGTGAAGTACATCGCGAATCCCGCATAATTTATCGCTGACTCTGCTATACCAAATAAGGTGTAAAGGAATGGAACTGCTAAACCGAAGATAGATACAATTGATACGAACAGAACGAAAATGACTGTACCTACCATATACCACATTAAAGAACGAGTATATTGACAGAATGATACGGTGTATCCACAATCCAAATCACGAGCGGTGTCCGAGCCCATAGTGCGTAGAAATTTAAAGTGCCAAGATTTCTTATCAATTTTCATATCAATTCCCCTTAGATTTACCGAACCACCCGGAACCTTTTGTGCTAAAAGGAGTAGGGATCATCACGTTCTTTGTTTCACTGCCGCACTCTTCACACTTTGGAAACGGATCCAACATCTTTTTCCGAATTTCTTTTGTTTCAATGGACATATGGCATTGTTCATTTGTACATAGAATGTTATACGACGGCATTCTGCTTTTCCTCTGTTGTTAACTCTGTGCCTGGTAGGTAGTAGAACCTGACTGTATGGTCTTTCAGTTCCCAAAGAATCAGCTCTTTGATAACTTCCCAGTCACCGCCCGCTCGATCACTAGCCACACGGTAAGGAAAACCTACGACGTCATCATCAAGCAAGAAGTATTTCATGCGACGAAGTGCTGATGCAAATGCGCCATAATTAACTTGTCTACGATCTCTACCAAATAAGTCTTGACCGTACAAATTAACAACCTTGCCGTCTGAGCATAAAGAACAATTACCGAGGCGATTGATATCTAGTGCCACGGCATCGCAATCGGCTTTATATGCTTTTGGTAAACGCTCACGAATTTCTTTGGCGATGCCTGAGCCAAATGTATTTTGACAATTAGCGCAATGTGCCAGAACATCAATTTCGCAATTTAACAGAGCATCAATTGCGTTACCTTCTACGAATAAAACTTTCTGTGTCATGATATAAACCTCGTTTGTTAATTCACAAAAACAGTGTAAAGGAAAAGAGGGTTGATTTCAACTCTCTATGACGCATCTTCTACATCAACTTCTTTTTCGCTGGCAATGCCTTCCATTACCTTGAACACGAAGCTCTTACTTTTAAGGAATAATGGAGTCAATGTACCGCGATCTACACGAACAATTACACCCTCAGAAACATGGCTTGGGTCATGGTAGTCTTCGGTTAGAACATCTTCGCGCTCTGTTAGTTGTTCTACCAAGGCAGATAACTTTTCATAGTCACCATCAAATACGAACGGTTCGACCAAGTCATAAGACGGCTCAATGTTACGGTCTTTGCACCACTGTACCAATTGAGCCTGGGTCATATCAATATGCGTTCCATCTTCGGTAGTGTAAGTGATACGATAAATATGGAACTTGTTAGTACCTTCAAGACAACCATATTTGTAAATGACATGGTCACCATATTTCTTGCTAATGGCCTTGTTCTTTAGGTCTTTGGTGCTATGCGTAGCCATAATAGACTTACCATTCGCATAACCTACAATTTCACCGTAGATTGTCATGCCCTTAGTCATATAAGGCTTTAAGAATTCTAACCATTCAAAACGGTAACCTTCACTGCCATGGAATCCTTCCTTTTCAGGGCTAGATAGAACAACTCGACGAGTTCCACAGACATAGTCCCATTTGAACTCAGGGAAGATAGGCAGAAACTTATTAATGAACTGTTTCCACTTAGGTAGATTAAACATCACTTTAGTATAAGCATAACGTGCAGACGTACCATGCTTTTTAGATTGAATAGAGATCAAATCCCCTTTCTGAATCTTAGTCATGCAATGGCGGAACTGTTCAGTGTCAACGTGTTCAACGAATAAAGGTGTTTCTACCGCCTTGCGTTGTTTGGTTGACTTGTTGCCCATAGCACGCAAGGTCTTTTCATTAAAATACTTGTTAGCAATTTTAATACCGTTCAACTCTTCGAATGAGTCACCTACTTTTAATGCGGTCAAATCATAACCGGTGAATGCCATTGATTGCAACTCGGCAAAGAAGCCTTCAGATTTTACTTTCAAGAAAGGTTGAGCCCGTACACGTCGGGACTGTTCAAAGAATCCTTTCTTAGTTGGGTCTAGGTTCTTTTCACTGTCACGGTATAGACAGTTCATACGACAATATTCTTCTGAAAGTTGGGTTCCTGCTGGGAAGAACACACCAATCTTACCTTCGTGCCAGTGTTTAGATACGATAACAGACTCGCCTAATACCTTAGCAATATGAATGTTTTCGGCACCTGGAATTTCAATAGTTGTATCAATTTTCGCGATAATCGCTTTGTAATTTGACATAATGTTTCACCTTAAAGTGACTGACAACGTTTTGGTTGTAATGTTTCTGAATCAATCACAACCGCCATATAACCTTTATATCCAAAAACTCTTACATAATACTGAACACCTTGTAGGCATTGAATACTAAAGTCTCTTGATGTGAGTGTTAAAGAGTCGGGATTAGCGCCGATATTTTCTTTTGAACATCCAGTTAACAAAACCAGAAAGAACAACCCTAAAGCCAGTTTCTTCATTTCATTTCTACAATTCCAATAAAAGATTTTCATAACTTTCTATGATGTCATAACCACCATCATATTCTTCCATTAATTCCAAACACAACTCAGGTTTAGTTAATGCGAGTCTAATTCGTTTTGCTGCGCCATGAGGTGTATTATCAAAATCTGACCAGAATCCACCAAACATGAAATCCCATAACCGGTCTTGTTCATCTGTATGACACAATCCATCCTCGTAGGTGATTTCCAAGGAATATTCGCCCCAGTTATCATTCTCATCAGGAGGAGGAAGTCCTTTAACGAAAGGAGCATGACCAATCGCACAACCAGCAGTACCACAAAAATTCTCAGGCACAAGAACATCTACAGGAAAGCAATTCTTATCTTTATATTGAGCCGTATTAAATCGGCTCATATTAAACTGACCATAATTCTCTGGTAGGTTTTCTAAATAGTCGGCCAGTAAGGTCAGGTACTCTTCGTTTAAATTGTAATCACTCATTTTAAGATCCTCACATTGTATTTCACTTTCTTAAGATTCGATTTAGAAACAAGGTTAACGGAACCAACATTCTTTATCTCTTGAGAGAACACTGATTCACCTACAGGAGATAAACTTCCATCTACATGAAGAATAAAGAAACGATCATCTAACTGCTTAGAATGCCAGTGGAAGAACGCTTTGATTGTCGGGAAACTTATAAATTCCATTAGAAAAAGTCCATAACGGCGGTATCGTAACCGGCTTCAATTAAAGCGACTTTGACTTCATCCTTACGAGATTCGTACTTATTGAATTCGTTTTCCATTCTTTTGGATGACAAGTGGTTGTCTAACTCTTCTTGCCTGGCATCTAATGAGCATTTTGCATTTTCAATATCAAATGAGTTTTTTGTGACTTGAGCGGCGCTGTGTTTTCTTTGTGCTTCAACCAATGCTAAGTTCAGTGCCGCTAATTTTAAAAATTGTTTCATGATAAATCCTTTCTAATTTCACTTTACACTGACATAGTAAAAGAAAAGGCAGTCTATGTCAACTGCCTTTTCAAATTATTTTACTTCCAGAGGCGGTCTCGGATATCTTGGAAATATTCTACCTTCATAATATTACCATTCAAGAATACTGTCTTTAGCTCACCTTGCTTTTCTTGTTCTGGCGTCTGTTGATCATATAATACAAAGTCGTCGCCTTCTTTCTCGACCCGCAATAAACCTTTAGCAGATTTCTTAGTACCATCATCCGTTTTAGGGTCTTTTGACAATTCGTACCATTTGCCGTTTACCTTAGCTGCTGTTGCCTTAACCGCCATACCAGCAGAATCGCGAGTTAGGTACTGACAAGTATAACTACCTACGCCTAACACAACGTTGGTAGAGGCGAAGCCTTTATGTGCTAGACGCTCAAAGATTTGTTTAGCTCGTTCTAGGGTAATAGAATCACCATAAATCAATCCAACCCGTTCATGTAATTGCTTATAACCTTGCTCAGTAGTAGTTCCACCAAAGATTTCCCATAGACATTGAACAGCACCTTTCACTTCTGCTTCAGACATTACTTGACAAGCATCTACACGACCATCTAGTTGTTGATACAGATGATACCACTTTCCTTGGATAAAGACAACCTCGGGTAGTTTATTAATATCCAAATAATCGTATCTTTGATGTACGTATTCAACTGAATCCCAGTTAATACCATCATGAAAATATCCAGTTAAAATCTTAACTGGGCAACCTGAATCGGGTCGGAATACAACTTTCGCTAATCCTAACTCATTCGGTTGACGGTTTAGAATGTCGTCTTTCAACTCTGTTGCAAAATCAATAACAACACGGAAGAAGTCTAGGGTATCTGAAATTATAGAGACAATACCTGTTGGATAGTCTTGAGTAATCCATTTACGGTAAGTTTCAAGTTCACAATTAACCGCAATACCAGTAGAAGCTAGGCTATGTTCACTTGCTGGAACACTCGTGCCAATAAATTCGGATGAAAGATCCGCATCGTAATATTTCTTAACATCAACAATGGCTGGAATATTATCTGTGCCACAACTACTCAGCAGAAACGCACCTCCACAAGCAGCAGCATCTTCTGTATTTGACATTCCACGGTAGCTGAAATCGTGGATTTGGAATTCTGTACCTGCAATAGAACCAGTGGTTGTTAGTGCCCATGTATTAGCCAGTTTACGGTATTCGTAAATGATGGTTGCTACAGTCGTAGGCTTCCATAACTCTGCGGATAACCATGTTTCTAAGTAGTTGGTTAACCAAGCAAAACGCGGATGGGTGTTCTGAATTGTAAAGAATGGAACCTTAGAATTAACACGACTACCTTCCGGCAGAGCTTTGATTTCAATAGGTAAATAGCCCAAATTATGCAGCTCAATGAAATGATCCATCGGTACAGAGTCTTTACCTAAGTAAGCATCAAATACCATCTTGGTTTCTGCGATTACATCATCGCGATAACGAGAAAAGAAATTCTTATTCCACTCCGTAACTAGCTTACGTAACACTCGCTGTAAACCGTACCATACAACCTTACCATCATGGTCTTCTTTGTTGACTGGTAGATATTTGTTAGAGCGAGGTGTCATATTGGAATAAATGACTTCCGTACCATCGGTCATAAAACCTTTGTGACTTAATTTGTAACTGTCTGTCTTGAATAATGGGTTCATATTGTTTCTCCTAATTAATATTCAGCGTAAACATAACCATCGTTGAAGTTTTCAACTTCTTCGGCAGTAATATACTTGCCTGCGATTTGATAGTAAAGCAAATTATCAATAACGCCTAGGAAAGGATCTAAACGCTTCGATGCAATAAGATGTGTTACATATAAGTCCACCTGCGTTGCACCTAACTGGCGTAGTCGTAGGGCTAATGGAATGAACGTACCGCCACCATCCAATATATCATCCGCGATTAAAACCTTTTTATCAGTTAAATCTTCGGCAGTGTCTAGGTTTGTTTCTAAAATTCTACCGTTCGACGGATCGCGTTTCTTTGTTGCGGTGATTATGGGTATATCTAGTAGTTCGGCAATCTTGCTTGCCTTTTCTACCGCGCCATTATCTGGAGCAATCACATAGTCATATTGTTGTATATCAATGAACATATCAAAGAAACAACTTGCTTGAGATTTCACCGAAATTTCGCCTCCTTCAACCAACAGATGTTCATACATCAATTGACGCACCTTGTCATTCAATACATGGGGATCAGTCAAGAACACTGTATCAAACTTAAACTGAATACCAGTCAAGAAACTTCTTAAAGGGTGAGGATTGCCTTCTTCGAAAATGCGCTCTGCTCTGGCATAAGGTAGGTACTTGAAATTAATACCACTACGGAAATCATGAGTACGAGTAATTTTACCTGCGATCATCATATTCACCATAGCATCACCTAGCATATTAATGTAGTGTGCTACCATAGAACAAGGTAAACTAGGATCAATGACAATCACTTGAGTAAATACTTTTGACTCGTAAGGTGGAATTTTACAAGTAATAGCACCGTCACTAAACTTGTGCCATTTTACGTTAATTATTTCACCATTGAATATCAGTCTGATCATTTTATTATCTCCGATTCAAAACATAGGCTAAAGGTAAAAACACGAACCCAATAGAACCTGGTAACATAGCAGCAACCCTACGATCTTTATTACACTGAGGTGAATAAATTTCATAATGGCCTAAGATAGTCCTTTTAGTTGGAATACTAGGACCAACATAGATACTGACATGATCAGGAACAAGAATTGACCAGTAATAGTCTTGATAGACAACTGCTCTATCTTTCGGGACAATAATTTGGTCGATTGGGATATGAATGTATTTCGATAAGTCTACCATAATATAAACCTCATTTCACTTTACTTTCTACATGATAAAAGAAAAGGCTCTTATTGTCAAGAGCCTTTTTCATATTTTAGGTTCGACTATAACCCTTGTGCCAGTTTACGGAATTGGGCAAGAACGTCGTCCTCTTCCTCTTCTTCCATTGGCTCATTGTTTGTAACAGACTTGCTAGGCTCAGGTGAAGGTTCCTGTGCTTGTGCTAAGTTTGACTGTTCTTGTAAACGATTTGCTACGGCTTCTGCGGGGTCACCCGCTTCTAACGCATTGTGAGCTTCGCCTGTCACTTTCTTGAAACGCTCAGCCAGTTCTTCGAAAGGTTTGACCTTAATAAATTCGTTCAGGTCATACGTTTGGTTGAACACCGCTTCACGAGCTTCATCAGAATCCAGGAATTCACTTTCTTTGTCAAACTCACTGTTTTCGTAATTAGGAACAACCACTTTCTGGCCAGTTCGAGAATCGGGGATTTCCTTGCCCACGATTTTGATTTTGAAGTTCGCACCAGTCCACATATCGAACGGGTCCATTGGTGTATCATCTTCAAACTCAGGTTTAGCTACTTGTTCGATCATTTTAAAAATCTGAGGACCGAACTCGTAGATCATTACCTTACCTTCATTTTCAGGATTGACAGTATCCTTAATCACGTAGACGTTAGCATAATACTTGGTGTTGCGTTTACGTTTACGAGCAACGTTTTTGAACGCTTCATTACCTTCGGCTTCACCCTTCTTCCAATACAGAGTATTGGAAATGCCTACTGGATCTTCTTCACCAATAGTTGAACGGCTGTTCTCAATATACCACTGACCATTGTGGTTAAAGGAATGACTAAAAACACGAACGAACGGGTCACTTGCTTTGGATGGGAGGAATCGGATTACAGCGTAACCTTTCCCTTCATTTTTGTTGAACCCTGGCTTGTATAAACGATCATCTTTTTGACCGCCACCGCCTTTGTTCATTGATTCTAACTTCTCAGTTAGTGCAGCTAATGTAGAACCTTTGTTTTTCTTTAACTTACTAAAATCAACCATTTTTAAACACCTTTAAGATTTATTTAACGACATTGAATTTGTCAAGTGCAACTTGCCTTAATAGATTAATAGTATCTACGCTCAGGTACATAGAGAAAAACCGTTTGTCAAAATCGACTTTGGCTTTGAACTTTTCGTACACGAACGGCTCATTGCTGACAACTTTATTTAGTGTGGGAATTACTAAGAACATCACTACAATCGTTTCATAATCTATTTTATTATTCTGGTATTCCTCATACAATCTTGGCAGAACAACTCCTTGTCCATGTAGATCCTTAAAGTCCCTGAAACGCGCCAATGCTTCAGGGAAATCTATTTTAATATGTTCTAGCTTCATAATAAAGGCCTTGTGGTTAGGTCTTATAGAAGCTATCTTAGGTTTGAAACTACCATTCAAGAATGTAGGGTAATAGAATTTCACTAATTCATTTACGGTGGGATATTCGCGTTCTATTGCAGCAAACTGCCATTTGAACGGTATCTCATCAGTCTTAATCTTTTTACGAAAACCATACTTCCAACCATCATAACCTTTTTTCATAAAGTGGAGTTGCATGGCTTGAAATACTTCAAACGCTAACATTTACATCAACCTTACGACATTAGAGTTTTTCATAAGACCACGTTCTTCGGCTTCTCTTTGAATGGCATCAATAATCTTTTTATTCAACATTTTCACAATGTCTTCAATTTCATGATCAGATTCACTATAGAAGTCCGTGATGGTATCAGTATAACTATCAAAGCCTTTTTCTTCTTTTAGTTTTTCAATATGAAGGCTAAATTCATTTGCATCTTTAAACATTGCTACTCCCAGGTACGACAAGCTCTTAATAGTTTAACATAAGAGGAGATTGATTTATAGTATTGTTCCGCTTTACTTTTGGATTGTTTATCTCTTCTCCAACGATAACCTTCATTGTAAGACATTATCATTTCTTTATAACTACCCCTATCAAAATGGCTAAGGGTCATTAAAGCAAGCGTAGCATTCAAGTCATGGTTATGAATTAACTTTTCTGCTAATTCCAGTTTTTCGTAATAACCAGTGACACCTAACTCTTTGGCTGCGGTTTCTATGTTGATTTGAAACAGTCCAAAATCTTTGCTATGGTAATTGACTTTCCATTTACCAGCATTGGATTCATGTAAAGCAATAGCCATCATCGTAAGCTGTAATCCATGGTGCGCGCCGTGATTATAAGCAATTCGAAGATTATGTCTTTGCCAGTTTTCTAGTTGATTTAGATCCTTACAAGTTTTATACGAATTCGCATTCACACCTAAGCTCACGGTAAGTAATATCATAGCAAATAATTTCATAGGCTTCCTTAGAGTTTAAAGAACATACTACGCTTTATATCTGTTCGATTGTAATACGCATCTACTAAAATGTCAAGTTCGGATTCTAATGGCTCTAGTTTGAATTTAAACATATCAGAGTTCATAGCACGAAAGTTGCCTACTATTAAAATACCATGTGATGGTTTAGGTAGTTGAGGGAACATTTTATGAAAAGCCCTACCATAACCAGTTGCTTGTAGCATATATTTGTAGAGTTTCTTTCGAGAGTAGTCTTTATTGAGATCTATTGCGCTACGGGAATTCTTGTGGTCCACTATACATAAATCACCTTGATGGAAAGCGATACAATCCACTCTACCAGCATATTTGTCATCTACGTTATACAGAGCTTCCTCTATTGCTACAATCGGTCCTAGTTGATCTAAGAAGCGTTTAGAGCGATTGAATAAAACAGCACCTGGGCCTTTTACATCGGATCTTGACAATTCGTTTTTAAGATATCTTTCGGAAAGGTCATGTAGACTATTACCGCGTTTTATGGCTTCTGCCACAATACGTTCGGCCTCTTCTTCGCCTACCGCTTGTTTCCAGTTATCAATACCACCGTCGTCTAAAATACCTAACATAGAAGTCATTGACGGTAACTTAATATCATCACTGATCTTATAAAGACGGGTTTCCCCTTCTTCAGTTTCAATTTCTTTAAAGGGAAGGTCTAACCATTCAAACGTTTTAAAATTAAGACTCATGATTTAACTTAAAAGTTGGCTCAATGTCTTAGTTTAAATGACATTGAGCCAAATGTCAATTAGACTTCGTTCGCAATCATTTTCAACATCTGTTTACATAACGCTGAACGAACACAATCATGCATACGGTATTCTACAATGTCAAAAGGCATTTGCTGGGCTCTAAACTGTCGAACTAACCATGACAACCCGTTTTCTTGTTTCTCGTCTAAATCGCATTGAGAAACGTCGCCGCTAATGAAAACCTTGGTGTTAATACCAATACGAGTTAGAATCAACTTAATTTCTTTGACTGTAAGGTTCTGCGCCTCGTCAATTAAAATAACTGCATTATCATAAGATTCGCCCCTCATGAAGTTAATCGGTTCGGCTAGGATATTCTTACCTAAATCACATTGTAATTTGTTTGAACCAATCCTATCCGAGATGCCTTTCATAAAAGGTTTGATATAAGGTGCGTACTTTTCATCAATATCACCTGGAAGAAAACCTAACTTCTCACCTGCCTCTACTGCTGGCCGGGTTAGAATCAGTTGACGAATGTGTTTTTGTGAATACAACTCTGCTGCAACTGCTGCCGAAAGATATGTTTTACCTGTACCAGCGGGACCAATAGCCACCACAATATCATCATGAAGTAAAGCATCTAGGTGGGATTGCTGTGTATCTGTTAGAGCTTCAAGAGGTTTATTCGAAGGGTGCCTAAATGGCATTTGATAGACGTTGTTTTCGGTTTGCATTTCTACTTCACGATATTGTTTTGCTTCACGTTTGGCTCTGTTATTTCTTGACATAAAATCAACCTTATGTTGTTGGAAAGAGCGATACTAAAAACAAAAAGCCCCTAGCGACCGAAATCGACTAAGGGCTTTAAAATATCAATTTTCTAGAAGATGTCTAATCATTAGATCTTGTCCAGACTTTTTATTAGTATCAAGACTATTTAGTTACCTGATGTTATGTGAAAGTCTATCACCGTCGGCTTTTGGGATTTTCTTTCTAATTTCTTTCAGTCTGTCATTGAAACTGTCAGTTGTTTTCAGTGAACCTTTCGCAGAGTAGCAAATATTAGGCGCAGAAATGGTATACTTCAATTCTGTTTTACCGCATTCAGGGCAAGGTTCTTTTTCGGGGTCAAGTCTATTGTCATACTTTCTACTCGATTCAAAAGTATGATCGCATGACTGGCAATGGTAATCATATAAAGGCATTACAACCATCCCATACGAGTTAGAATAAACTCAATTGACAAATACCATGACCAAAATGGAATTAAACAAAACAGAGTGGACCAGAATCCTTTTGCTACAACAAACCCCATGATCCATAATAGAAACATAGCAGTTTGGGTTAACGAATACAATGCATCTTTCATATTTTAATCCTTAATAGCGTTTAACAATTCAACGAATGAATCATGTTGTTCAACAATACGTTCGTAAGAGTCTGCTTCGGTTTTATCATTTCTTACTTCAATGAAACGAGGTAAGAATAGTGAATAAACTTCCAGATTAGACTGGTTTTGAACAATGTCATTTGACCGTACAGTGATAATTTTACCAATCATATCTTCTGTATATAGTTTAACACGATCTTCGTCCTTATAACCACCACCAGCGGAAACTTGAACTTTACCATCACTTGACTGACATAGTAAAGCACCTAAACGACCTACGTTTTTACCAGTGCCTTCTTTAATACCAACGACTTCTAATTCAACATCAAATTCCACTTTACATTTGATTTGATCTTTAGAAGTACCAGGTTTCCAATGACCCTTCATGTTCTTGATCACAGTACCTTCTTTTCCTGCTAACAGTTTCTCTTTAAAGTGTGCAATGATCTCTTCGGTGGATTTAATAACCTTAGTATCAACCAACCGTAACAGGCTTTCTTTAGGCGCATTGTCAATGACCTTCGTTAGAGCGCCTAAACGATTTGAGTATTCAACCTTACATAATTTCTTCTTGTAGTCACTTAAAGGAACCATGTCCCATAATACAAATGCAACTAACGAAGGGTCAATTGAATCTGAGTTCAAGTAACCGTTACCTGCCGTTCTTGCTAGGTATTCACCCGTTACAGGGTCAATTACCAGTGCTTCACCTTGTAAGACATAATTGTTAGCATTTGCGGCTAAATAAGTGTCTCGTGTATGGTCGGAGAGTTGAATAAAACTACCATTACGAGTACGATAAGTGACCTTACCACTTTCCACAGTAATGTCAATATATAATCCATCTTCTTTAGTTTGACTAAAGCAAGGCTTTTTAATATGAGCCAACGACTTTTGGTTTAAACCCGAGCAACGCATATATGGATGTTCGTAAATCAGTCCAGGCCAGATTTTGTTAATGGTTTTATGGCTGACACCGCATTTCAAATCACGTGAAATAATACGGTTCAACACTTCAGCATCATCTTCACTTAATTGCTCATCTAAAGCAGTCAAGAAATGAATTGCCGCGTTGCCTGTCAAAATGCGGGAAGACAGATTGTTTAATTGCTGAACCGCGTCCATCAAGGACAATGACCCTTTATGAGATTCTACTCTTGGGTATTTCCTTACAAAGAAATCAATCGAAGGCGACATTGTTAATACCGCAATATCTTGAAAATCCTGTAAGGCTTTCCCTGTCAAAGAAGTTAATTTCTCTTCTTTAAAAGTGCGACTCGAGTTACTTGCTAATTCATTTAAAAATTCTAACATAAGAGTTTCCTTTGTTCACTAAATATGAGTTATATAGTCACAGTTTATACAGAGTTAGAGTGATTGTCAACTCATAAGGAAAATCAATGCAAATCGGTGATATTCTAAACAAAACTACCACTCCAGTTGAAGTTGTTGGCTTTTTTGAGCAAGGATTCGTTTTTACCGGTGAAGATCAAGTAGGTATTGACAATGCGGGTTCGGCTTGGGGTTGGAATGGTACTTTTCCTTACACGGTACAACCAAACACGGATCCCGAGTCTAGTGAAAACTTTATCTTCGTTGCAATAGATGAGTTCAAAGACGATCTATCAGTTGAAGATAGCAGTATCCTAATTGCAGGTGTTCTTGCAAGAGACCTAGTTCAAAGATTAAAGGATATCGAGGCAGGTGGCGGGCCAATTGGCGATATCAATCAAGAGCTAGAAGAGCTTAGGGACATACTCGAACAGGTCAATTTAGATTTAGCGAATAACACCATTGTCCTGGGCCAACTGAACGATGATTTGGATGTTCTCAATAACCAAACCTTACCTCAAGTTCAACTTGATTTGGCCGAAAACAGACAGATTATAGATCAGCTAAATGACGATCTTGCTTATCTTAACAACACGACTTTAGTTCAGGTCAATAACCAATTACTTCAGTTGAATACCGATATTCAAAATATCACTGATGTCGCTTCCGACTTAGACCAAGAGCTACAAGATTTAGTCGTCTCTACGGGTAACGCAATAGATGGTTTAAGAAATGATACTGAAGATGCTATACAACAACTCAGTGACAATACTACTACTTCTATTGGAACAATTAACACAAGCCTAACCAATTTAGATAATAAGATAGAAGGTTATAAAACCGATTTTGATAATGAAGTCATAGTCATTAGAGGCGAAATTGATGACCGTTTAAGCGAAACTGAAACAGAACTTAACCGTGTACGAGACTCATTAAAACTCGAAATTAATACTGAGATGCTAAATCGAAAAGAAAGTGACAAACTTCTTTTTGAAACTACTGCACTTGCTGTTCAACTACGTCAGAATCAATCCAACATCACTAATGCTTTATTTGAAGTTGATCCGGCAACAGGTACTATTCGTAACCTTGCTTACGCTTATACAGACAGTCAATTCACTCAGGCTGGATTATTAATTGATGGTGTTAATGCTGAAATTCAATTACAGGCTCAACGAGTCACATCAACAGAAGATAGAATCACCAATGCAGAATCTGAGTTACTATTACAAGCTGGTCAGATTGGTTTACGTGCTACGTATACAGAAGTAAATCAGGCGATAGCTGGTGCCATTGATGCGGTACTACCTGCTTACTCTTTTGGTTTCTTTAACTCAAATGAAGGTTGGACTGCCGTTAATGGAACACTTACTCCAGCAACCTCTAAGATTAATTTAACTTGGGGTGATATTGAAAACCAAAGTCTATCTTATGTCGCAGACGAAAACCCAATTATCTCAATCTCTATTGAGCGCACTGGTGGTACTGGCTGGGTCGGTGATTTAATTGTTACATTTGATGATAACTCAACTCAAACTTACACTGGAGTTATACAAGACATAGCCTCTGGAACTACATTTGTACGAGTACTAAACCTAGATGGCGAATCTACTTACACAGGCAACGTAACAGGTATCCGCTTGGTTTTAGGTACGTCAGTAGCTGACACATTTACAATCAACTCAATCACTATCGGTAAGCCATCTGCTGCTCTTACAGAGTTAGAAGGTATTACTGCACAGATTAACCAAGTTGGTATTGATTTAAACGCATTAGAAGCCAGTTTAACAAGTTATGTTACTGTAGATACTTATACAGCAGAAGCTGTCACTCGTAGCAATGTAGAAACAGTTTTAGATGGTATTGATAGTTATGCTGCTATTACAGCTACACTGCAAGAGTTCGATACAAACGATACCTTAACTAAAGCAAACTACGCTGCCCAATGGGTAGATGCTGCCACTGCAAATATCCGTTCAGAAGTCCAAGCGTACAAAACCGAAGAAATTGATCCAGAATTAAATACGATTAGAGGTGACTTAACTACTGCATCTTCTTTAATTGATGCGGCTAATGGTAAAATTTCTGACCAGTTAATTTCAATTTCAGGTATTCAATCTGACTCTAAAGACTTATCAAAAATTGCATTACAGGCAGAATACCAGTTATATCTGTCAAAGAAAAATCAAATCGAACAAGGTGTAGCTATTGCTATTGCTAAAAACGAGTTGAACACAATTTCTAATGAGCAGTTAGCTTTAGCAGAAGAAATCCTTTTACTAGAAGCCAAGTTTGGTACAGATGTAGGACAGGTCAATGCAACTTTGTTTGAGCTGAATCAAACTATTGCTAATGAAACCGAGGCTCGTGTTCAAGCGTTACAATCATTAGAGACCGATTTCAATCAAGCTATTACCGCTTCCGCAACATCAATTCTTGATGTTGTTAGTAATACAGAACAATCTTTATCACAACAGATATTAAATTTACAAACTGAGTTTGATGGTGAGATCACTGCTACGGTCAATCAGTTATTACAAGCCATAAGCGATGAAGAACAGGCACGAATTACACAATACAATGAATTACAAACATCATTTGGCGATGAAATTAATGCTGTCAGAACAGATCTAACTCAACTTGTTTCCGATGAGTCATCTGCTAGAGCTTCTGTTATATCAAATTTAGAAACAAGTATCGGCAATACATACGCCACCAAAACTGAGGTAACTAATGCTATATCATCGGAAGAACAATCTCGTATTGATGCATTAGAAACATTAGAAACAAGTTTCAATAACACTGTTAACGCTACACGAACAGAGTTGACTGAACTTGTATCAGATGAGTCAAGTGCAAGGGCATCAGAAATTTCTGCACTATCAACGTCAATTGGTAATACTTACGCTACGAAAACAGAAGTAACAAATGCTATATCATCAGAAGAACAAGCTCGTATAGATGCTATTGAAAATTTAACCACCAATCTAGAAGATAACTACGCCACATTAAACGAATTGAATACCGTTTCTAGCGATATCGAAGGAACGAAAGTTTTAGCACAAACGTCAGCTATATCAATTTCGAGTATAAAGAAAGCAACAGAAAACACAGGACTTGAGCAACTACTTGAAAGTTACCGTACCTACCTAACAGAAAAAAATCAACTTGAATTAGGTGTTTCGATTGCTAGAGCAGAAACAAATTTATCTACCCTTACAAACGAACAATTAGCACTTGCACAAGAGGTGACTGTACTAGAAGCAAAACTTGGTACTGCTGAAGGTACATTCACAGCGGAAGTGTCAAGATTAGATAGAGCAATTACAGATCCTGATGGAGCAGTAGCATCCTCTATTTTAGAAGCTACTACGGTATTAGAGGGGGATACAAGAGTTCCTGTAGCAACTATTGCCATTGATGCAAAAAGCACAGCAAATGATGTGCAGGAAGCCTTAGCAACATTTTCTACTGAGATTGCAGGCGAAGGTGGAAGTCTTAGTCAAGCCAGCGTGATATTAAGCACAGCGGTAGATGAATTAGGCGAAGTTGGTAGTAGGGCCTTTTTAGGGACTTCTGTATTACAACCAGGTCAAACCAAATATACCATTACTGGTTTGACAGTTGATAGTGTTGAACGTGGAATTAGATTCCAAGGTGATTTGTTTGAATTAGTTAATGGTGCTGGTTTAAGAAGATTATACTGGCAAACTGATACTAATGAATGGCAAATTGATGGTAATGTTTTAGTTTCAGGATCGGTGAGAGGTAATGCTTTAGTTGCTAATACAATCACAGGTGATAAAATAGCTGCTAATACTATTAATGCAGATAAAATAGTGGCTAATAGTATAGGCGTAGACCAATTAGCTGCTAACTCTGTAAATGCGTCTAAGATTGTTGCTGAGTCTATTACTGGCGATAAAATTGCTGCAAATTCAATAAGTGCTGATAAAATTATTGCAAACTCCATTGGCGCAGATAAATTAGCAGCTAATTCAGTTAATGCAGACAAAATCGTATCTAATGCAGTTACTGCTGATAAAATAGCAGCAAATGCTGTATCCGCAGATAAAATTTTAGCGAATGCAATTACAGCAGATAAGATAGATGCTAATGCGTTAAATGGTAAAACTATTACAGGTTCTTTAATTAGAACTGCTGCATCAGGAACAAGGGTTGAAATTGGAAATGCTACTTTACCTATTTGGTATGGTTCAGGTGCAGTAACCACGGCAAATGGTTTATTCTATGTTGATAATAACGGTAATGTAATTGCCAAAAATACATTTAAAGTGAATGTAGATGGAAATGATCTGTTTTACTATGATGAAGTAAATAACACCTTAACAATTAAAGCGAAATTAATTTTAAATGATAATTTTGCAGTTGATGGTGAATCTGACATTCGTGCATTAGACGGCAAAACCACAGAAGTTAGATACTCTGCAAGTTCAACTACACCTACCGGAACTAACCCGTCTGGTTGGACTATAGCACCACCAAGCACAACGAATCCTATTTACGCTTCTAGAGTAACCAGATTAAGTAATGGTGCAATCGAAGGGGCTTGGTCTGCTCCTGTAAGATGGAATGGGGTTGCGGGTAATAATGGTTTAAATAACACTACTGTCTACTTATACAGACGTAGCGCATCAGTACCAGCTCTACCAACTACAACAAGTACATACACATTCTCAACTGGTGTATTGACAGGGTTTAATAACTCTTGGTCAACTTCTGTTCCATCTGGTACAGACCCGCTATATGTAACTGTAGCTACAGCAAGCTCAAGTACAAATACCGATACTATTGAGGCAAACGAGTGGTCTAGTCCTGTTATTCTTTCACAAAATGGGGCAGCAGGTGCGGCTGGTTTAAATAGTGCTACAGTGTTTTTATATCGCAGGAGTGCATCAGTACCGGCATTACCGAGTGCGACAATAACGTATACTTTTGCAACTGGTGTAGCAACTGGGATTAACAATAGTTGGTCACAAACCATCCCGACAGGTACTGACCCTATTTATATTACCACCGCAACTGCTGCTTCTACTTCTGCCACAGATACTATTACGGCAGGGGAATGGGCGACAGCTAGATTGTTAGCTAAAGATGGTGCAGACGGAGCTAACGCATCCACACTAAATGTAGCATTGACATCTCAATCTATTGTGTATCGAAAAGATAATACAAGAAGTACGAGTGCAATTACTGTAAACACCGTTGGAACTAATTTACCCGCAGGAGGTGTATATGAATATGAGTTACAAGCATGGAGAGCAAATAACACTTATTCACTAAACCGTGTAACAAGTGATGGGTCTCAGACTAACGAAAGATGGACAGTAAATGGTTCTAGTGCGACACTCGATGTAAGTAGTAGTTATTCTGTTTTTAATCCAAATAACGAATTTATTAATTACAGAATCAGAGTCAGATACTTAGTTGGTGGAAGTCCAGTAGTAGAAGATACAGTTTCTATTGCTAAAATTTATGACGGTAGTGAGGCTATTACTGTTGTACTGAGCAATGAGGCACATACGCTACCAGCTAATAACTCAGGTGCTGTGTCTAGTATGGTTGGTTCTGGTACAACAATTAAAGTTTATCAAGGGGCTAACTTGCTAACGTTTAGGGGTACTGGTTCAAGTGGTAGTGTTTACCCGACACAAAACTCAAGCTATCAAATAAACCGCACATATAGTACCAATATGCGCAATGCTGGTACTATGTCAGGTGATGGAACAACTACTGCCACACAGCCTGATTACGGTGATGTTGTAGGTGATGGTAGTG